CCGGTGGTGCATACGGTATTTTTACCCTATTTTAAGAGAACAAAACAAGAACATAAGGGTGTGCAGATTGTCGCACCCCTTAAACCCCTGATAAATAACGATTTTTTCTTTAAATTAATTTGGTTTTTCCCTTGACTTTATAGTCTTTTTAGTGTAGTGTATATCTATATTATGAAAACGAAAGGCTATATTATGAATAACGTATCAAATTTAGACACTATCTATGAATTAGATAGTATGAGACATACTCCTCTTGACGGTCAAGATTATGAGACCGCAGCAGGTCTTATCAAAGGCAATCAATTTGCTGCTGCCGCACAATTTATTGACGGTCTAGATACTTTCCCTAGAGACGAAATGAAATTTATCATTCAAAAGAATGAAGAACTTTATAACACAATGTCTTTAATATGGAGGGCCTTAGAAAGAGGTGATTCATATTTAGGACGTCTTTAATAGGGAGGGCAATATAATGATAATAGATACAAGATCAGACGAATCCGTTTATATAACAATTAATGGTTGGGTTTATTATATTGATGATTCAACAGGCGAACAAATAATACAAAAATGGAAAGAGGAATAATATGACAAAATCAGAATACTTTGTTTTAAGTCTTATGACTTTATTAGGTTTAGGATTTATCGACACTTTATGGATGTTTGGTGTTGAGAACTCAAAAGAATATACTTGGTGGTATGTTCTTCACTTAATGGCAGGAGGTCAATAATGATTGGTGGATTATTTTTTCTTACAATTACAGGTTTAATTTTGGGATTAGTTTTTGCTCTAGTATTAGGGTCAATGAGACTTGCGTGGAAATATTCTTTAGAAGTAATTACAATCGCAGTTATATTTACAATTGTTTACATGGTGGTTGCCTAATGTTTCATGTAGTTTACTCTAGACATTATTGGGATTACGAAGATGGTGTTGGTACTTTTGCAAACACTTGGACCTTGTATAGAAATATTGATTACTCACAAATAGGTTTTATGAGTGGCAAACTTTCTGAAATGAAAGAGAACGCAGACAAATCGTATGCTGATTATGAAGCAAAAAGAGATTTCAAATCTGATCCTAAACAGTTTTATAAATCAGAAGTTTTTATTGTTGATGATGAAGACTATTTCAAAACATATAAAGATGTGTATCCTGATAGTTACATGGGACCTTCTGGTTTAGTACCAGTAGAAGAAGACTATTACCATGACTATGGACAAAAAAGTCAATTCATGTTAGTAAAAGATGATGATGACGATTATACATGGTATGGTAAAGATTGGACCCAAGAAATGATAGAAGCAGAGTATGAAAGACGAAATAATCAAGTAAATCAACAAAAATTAACCCTTGACAATTCAGTTAATTCCTGATAGTATATAGAAACATGGCAATATTTTATACATCATTTAAGAAGAAAAAAAGAAATAAACTACCTCTTACAGATAGTTTATTAAAGGCAAGACAAGAACAAAGAAAGTATCTTAAATCTTTGGGTATTGATCCAGATAGAAAGATTAGTAAAAAGAATTTTAGAGTTATACCTAACTGGTATGATACTAGAAATGAGGGCGTAGTTCAGCCGGTTAGAACGCCTGCCTGTCACGCAGGAGGTCGTGGGTTCGAATCCCATCGTCCTCGCCAGAAGTCAGGTGGTACTAAACCTCATCATAACTGGCGATTAGAAGAAAGTAAAAAGTTTACTGTTGCACCTGCTTATAATAAAGGGGCGTATCAAGTAATTACTAAAAACAACATAAAAGATATAGGAAGATAATACATTATGAAAAAAACTAGAAAACAAAAAATATTAGAAAACAGTTTATCAATTGAAGATATTAACAAAGAGTTAAGATCGTATAAAACAGGTAAAGAGAAAGCAAAATTTCTAAGAGAAATGGCACAACTTAATTTGCCATACGACATCAAGTGGGAAAATCTTGCACAATATCATGAAGGCACAAAGTCTTGGCCTGTTTACAAAACTGGAAAAGACAAAGACGAGAATATATTATCTGATGGTGGCACCGAAGTAGTGACTACTATGGACGATAAACCATTAACAAAGGAAGAACTTGAAGCACTTATATAGTTTACTACTATTACCTTTCATATTCTCATGCTCAAGTATGAGTGATAGAACTGTGCATAGTCAAATGTTTGTAGATCATTTAAATGGTATGCCCTCAGGTAAATCAACTTATTTGTTATGGCATAATCCTAAAACAGGTAATCATGGTGATATTAAAGTTACGAGATCATATATAGAGAACCATTTTAAATGTGTTGATTATACATCAACTGTATCTATTCAAGACACTTGGCCTATGAACGGTGTAGGTTCTTTAGATAGAAGTACAGAATTTGGAAAGGCGTGTCAATTACCAGATGGTCGTTGGCAGGTAATTGAAAGAGTTTTATGAGACCACTAAATTATGCATTTTTATTTGCAATTGTTATTACCATAATATGTGTTTATAGTGTGGTTAATAAAGCACATGGTCATACGATGGAAAGTGCATGTGTTATACAAAAGATTTATACACCTGATGGTGAAACATTAGTCGAAACAAAAATGGTGTGTAGAGACGGTAATGTAGGTCCTAGTTATTGGGAACTATTTGCTGAATTTTATTATGCCGGCGTATCTGAACAAGAATATTGTCGTTATGTAAAAGGTGAAAATATATTTAAACTACCAAAAAAGATATGTTTAAATAAAGACGGAACTTGGAGGTACCCATGATTAAATTTATATTAGGTCTTGTGATTGGTTATGTTATTGTAAGCGTCTATGGACCTGAAGTAGTGTTTACCATATGGGATGGCGCTGCAAATATATTAAATCAATTTAAGGAGGTGAATGATATATGAAAAATATAATACTATTATTAATGTTATCTTTATTTGCTATTTCATGTAGTAATACCACAAAGATAAAAACAGAAAAATCCAATGGAAGTAATCTTACAGAGGTTGTACCAGATTGGTATTTAGAATATCCTAACAAGAAAAAGGATAAGAACTACATCTATGGTGCAGGAACATCAACTAGTCCTGACTTACAACTTGCAAAAGAAAAAGCAACACTAATTGCTAAGGCAGAAATTGCTGATATTATGCATGGTGAAATGAATGAGAAATCATCATTACATAGAACAGAGATTGGTAATGCAGAAATAGGTACAGGTAATAAAACAGCAGTATCTAAAACAGAGATTACCACTATTAACATAATTAAGAACACTAAGGTTCAAGGTTATGAGAACTGGCAAACTGTTGTTACTATTACAGCCCTAGGCGAATATAGAGTTTATATAGGTCTAAAATTACCTATGGGTGAGGCGAATAAATTGTATGATATGATACAACAAGAAATCGCATTGCAACACAGTATAAATAGTAAAGAGACTATGGACCAGTCTATTGAAAAATTTGAAGAGGAGATACTATAATATGTACAAAGTCTTTACAAAGCCTAACTGTGTATATTGCACAAAGTCTAAGGCATTGTTGGACAGATTAAATATTCCGTATGAGGAATATAAACTATCTTCAGGTATGTCTGGTGGTGAGGGAGAATATGAAGTCACCATTGAACAAATGTTTGAAATGATAGGTAAACAAGTCCGTTCAATGCCACAAATAATGAGAAACGATACTCTCATTGGTGGATACACAGACTTACGAGAACATTTTATCAATGAAGGTAAATTGAACTTTAAAGGCGAAATAGTACATGGGTAGAGTTTTATCGTTTCCAGATGGTGCGGAAGTTCCTGTCTCAAAAACGAAATCAAAAGAAAGTATTGCAGACCATCAATCCAAAAAATTTGCTGATTCATTAGCAGATGATACGGTTATACAAATAATATCATCTTTACAATCAGAGGGTTTAGAGATTGGTTCAGCAAAAGGCAAAAAAACATTTTTAGATGTAGGAATATTTCTAGAAGCGTTTCGTGCTATGATTTATCGTGAATTTGATTTAAAACATCCGTTTCATGATGTCACAGATAAAATGATGTATGTTGAAAAAGTTAAAGGCAGGAAATATTCTGTTGTTAATTATTCAGGTACAGAGATTGTTAAGGTTCCTGTGAAAGAAGAAAATGTTATAGAATTTGAAAGTGATATTGATTTAAATGATACTGATTGATTATTCTCAAGTCGCCATTTCCAACATCGCTGTACAACTTGCCATGAGTAAGGATAAGAATGTTTTATCTGTACCTATGGTTAGACACATGATATTAAATTCCATTCGTGGTTATATTCATAGATTTAAAAGTGAGTATCCAGGAGAGATTGTTATATGTGTTGATGGACCAGATCCTTGGCGTAGAGATATCTTTGAACAATACAAAGCAAAACGTAGAGAAGGTAGAAACAATGATGATAAAGATTGGGAAAGTGTCTTTGGTTTAATTCATACAATCAAAGAAGAAATACGAGACAACTTTCCATACAAGGTCGTACAGTTAGATAAAGTAGAAGCAGATGATATCATTGCGGTTATATGTAAAAAAAACCACGGCAAAAAGATTTTAATTATCTCAGGTGATAAAGATTTTCAACAATTACAAAAATATCCTGATGTATTTCAATATTCACCTATACAAAAAAAATATATTGAAACAGATAGTCCACAAGAATATATTTACGAACATATACTAAGAGGTGATACCTCAGATGGCGTACCAAACTTTTTATCACCAGATGACACATTTGTCAATAAAATAAAACAGAAACCTGTTTCTAAGAAAAAACTAGCAGGTTGGATTGATAGCCTAATGAGAGGTAATGATCCACAAGATTTTTGTAATGAATATCATTATAGAAATTTTCAGCGTAACCAAAGACTTATAGACTTTGATTATATACCTGACGATATTCAAGCAGATATATATAAAGAGTATGAAAAGGCTACTGTAACAAGTCGCAGTAAAATTTTGCCTTATATGATACAACATGACTTGAAAGAATTGATAGGAAAAATAGAGGAGTTTTAAAATGGCAGATAATTATAATTTATCTTTTCACGAAATATTAA